TTACCCATGCCGATGCTCCAGGATTTGGATAGTTAGAATATTTTGCTCGTGCTTGAGCAACAAACATCGCATACAGTTTTGGGTTAGCAGGCTTACGCATTTACGTCTCCTCCGTAGATGACCAATCTCCGCTCATACCTTATAGTATGAACGGAGTTGGGTGTTAATAAGTAACTTAGTCGTTTACGACTGTTGGGGACTGACGTTGAGTCCGTCCACCTGAACGAGCAACTGTCTCAATCTGTGCTGCTGAGTAGTCGTTCATTGTTCCATGAGCAAACTCACCAAGAAATGTTGGTGCTTCTGTCCATGATGCAGAACCTACGTGAGCACGTTCAGCAAGTGTTTCTGCAGCAGGCTTTTGCCATACTGGTGCATTTCGATTTGGACGACCTGCAGCGACGGCTGAACCTTGTTGCATTCCTAATTGAAAATCGTTTGGAATATCGGTATCAGTTGCGACACCCTCTTCAAAACGTAGTGGTCCACGGCGAGTTGCATTATCTGCACCCTTGCGCTCATAAACCTGTGGTGCACGCTCTGGGAAGCGAGGTGCTGGTGATATTGTCATTTATGACTCCTTAAGGATTGAATTGGGAAAGGCCTTTTCCTTGGTAATAGTTTCCACCCTTTTTGGTCTAAATTGTTGTTTAACTAGAAAAAAGGATTGCTAGAGGCTACTACTTCTGGCATTACTAAGTCTTGGGTTAAGGAACAAGCAATGGATAAAGAATCTACAAAATCGTCATGTGCGTAGGATTCATCGGGGGCTGCTACAAGAAAATTTGGACCTTTATACTGTACTTCTGCATCAACCATCTGTTGATAAAACCGTTTCCATGTACGTAGGCGCCTAGTTTTTGCATGAGAGGGCCACGCAATCATCTTACGTTGAATTAATGCTTGTAGGTGTTTCCATCGTTTTGATTGTTCAGATGGGCTAGAAGTTAGAGACATAACCTCTGCTCTTGGTAATAAAAGTTTTAAACGCTGGGCTACAGCATCTCCCACACCGTTAGCGTCTACACCAACAGCAAGTACATCATAGTTACTTAAGAAGTTTACTATTTGATAATACTGCTCTTCCCAATCATCTCCTTGCATTTCTAACCAGTTAAGAATTCGATGATCAAAATAACCAAACTCATCAGGACGATCCCAATCAACCCAGACAACAGTAACAACTGTACTGTCAGTTTTACGAGCAGGGTCAATACCAACAACAACTGGGGTCTTGTGCCATACCTTGACAAGTTCTTGAGACGTGTCGCCTAAGTCATCCATAATTGAAGAGGTAACAAACATTCCTCTTTCTAAAAGCCACTTACAGTTATAAGACATTTGAAACTCATCAGATTCTTCTCCGATACGCAACATCTCTTTACGAATAAACTTTTCGTAGTTTGGATTAAATTTTGCTACATCTTTCCAATCCCATTGAAAATGATTTTGTCTGTTACCTTTAGTAGTTTGACGTCTGCGATTTAATTGAATAGATCTGTAAAAGTTATTTTTACTTGTAGTGGGAGTTCCTGTCTTAACCATGGTTCCTGCGTAATATGCAAGCATAGGAGAAATAGACTTAGAAACTACAAAGTCGTCTGCTTCTTGACACTCATCTACAACAATCAAATGAAAAGACTTAGACTCAATCTTTGCTCTTGGGTTTGCAGTCATCATGGTTATTGTTGAACCTGATTTCTTTAATTTTAATTGTCTAGTTACACCGCCAACACGAACTGCAGAATCGTCAATCTCAACATCGCCCATAATATCTACGGCTCTTTCAGATGTTAAACGAGTTACAGCACGACCAAACAACGTTTCGGCCTGAGATTCAGTTGGGGCAAACAATCCAACCCAAACTCCATCTTTAAACTTACCTAGTAAATCAGGATATAATTTAGCAAGACGAGGTAAGAGAATCATCAGTGTGGCTACAGTGTCAGCAACGGTTTCAGACTTACCAGACTGACGTGAAGCAAGAGCAGTTACTTCTTCACCGTCGTTGATAATTACTGATTCCATAATACGACGGGCTAGAGGTTTCTGATAAGCATGTAAATCATGCCCGACAAGAACCTTTAAAAAGTCCATCATCTTATCTATTAATGTATCTACAAATTTTTGCGATAACTCATCAAGTAAATCTTCTACAGGATCTTCTACAGGTTTTTCTTCAGCCTGATAAAACTCAGGACTGATCTCTTCAAATTTATCTTTGTCGTATTTAGATTCCATTATGTCCTTATTAAACAGCGAAACCCATCACCAAGGATGGGTTAACGCCTGACCTGTAAGAGAGTAAGACAGTTAATCATAGCACAGACTTAGATCTACGCTTTAACTCTTTAGCAATTGCATGGAAGGCTTCTGCTCCCATTAATATTTCATCAAGATCTGCTTCACTCTGTTGTCTTTGCCAGATTGTAATGTGTTTTCCAATCGTATACATCGACTGCTCCATCCATGAGATCAAATCTGGAGTAGGGATTATTGCCACCCGCTTCTCGATCCGAGTCTGGGGCTGGTGTCCATCCTGCTTCTTCCGTAAAATCATCGTAGGTTACTTCCCGCTTTCCTAGGGCCATGGTTAATGCTTCTTCTTCATCTCTTGTACCAGTCCACTTTCCAAACACTAACGCTCTATATCGTGGCAAGCGTACTATAAAGGGAGTAGATGTGCGAAATGGGTACTCAATCTCTTGAGTCCAACCACGAACAAAGAACTTAAAACCCCATTTAAAAGGAAAATTTGTTAATTGTACGAAATGTTTTGGTCCAACTTTATGTACCTTGGGCATTATTTCCTTTTCTTAGGCGGACGTCCTCCGTAGTTTAATTGAGCAGCACGAGTAAACCTGTAGAAAGTTTTTCTAGCATTTGCAGATAAACTAGAGACATCCGCAGCGCCACGAGGTTTGTAATCTAGAAACGTATAGATGTACTGGCCCTTAGAAACTACAGACTTAAACTTTTGCCAATCTCCTGCCGAACATTCGTAGTAATTGTAGAAGGTTCCATCTCTAAACACAACTGTAATAACCTCACGGGTACTGTCGTAGCCTGCGGCGACGGTACGTGGCCGTGCTGGATCAGAGGTACTAGTTGGAACAACTGTTATGGGAGCAGGGGCGTCGGACTCTCCAAATTGAGGTCCTCTTTCACCAGGGACAATCAACTCACCTGTGTCCTCATCAACATCGTAAGACTGGCGATAAACAGACCTATCAACAAAGTTTCCATCTTTGTCTACATAATAAACATCACTATCAAGATTTGGGGCTAATGCTTCTCCCGCTAAGTTTGCAACTTTTTTTGTGCCAGTGTAATAACGCATTGTGTCATTTGCTTTAGTTAAAGATATAAACTCACTAAATTCACCAACAGAACTTGCTGTCGGTAGACCAGCAAACATACTGGCGCCTGATCCTGTTATCTTAGAAATTCCTGCGGTTTGTTTAGAGCCTAAACCGTAAAACGCTCCTAATAATTCTTGAGCAGAAGGAAGAGCAGCCCGTCTATTACGACGAGCCGCTCCTCCACCTGCAATACGTGCCATTTGTCTATTTAGACTCCGATTAAGATGCTGCTGCGAATGGTGTAATTGTTACTGCTGCACCTGGTGCAATTTCGTTTGCGCCTGCTGCAATTGACTGAGTCTTGATTGTTCCAGCAACACCAGAAACAACACCAGCAAGACTTGTTAGAGCCTGAACTGTTGTGGCTGTTCCAGTTACTGTAAACACGTTTGCGTTTGTAACAGCAAGAACTGTCCAAACTCCGTTTACGCCATCTCCACCAGAAACATCAGAGACTGTTACCTTGTTACCTGCAACAAAGCCGTGGCTTGCACAAGTAATTGAGATAACTGCTGAACCTGCTGTACGGGCTGCTGCTGTAATAGTTTTACCGACGTTAGATGCTGCTGAAGCTGTTGTAATTGAAGCTGCTTCGTAACCAGCATCCTTAAGAGCATCAAGAGCAAGAGCAGTTGTCTTACCAACTACTGAAGGTACTACGATGTATGGAAGTCCTGCACCATCAGCTGCTGAAGCTGCTGTTGTTGATTCTGCCTTACCG